ATCGCATAAGGAGTAATCATGATTGGAGAAGACATTTTTGAAAGCATCACAATGGGGGTTTCTTCCGCTTTTGCTGATTTTGCTACGCGCAGAGATTGCAATAACGAGGACGACTGCAACTTGACCGATGATGAAATTAGGCACATCGTAAAAGAAGTGTTTTTTTACGTCACAGGAAAAGAAAAGAAGGAGTAACAAATGGAAATCAGAATTCGCGCCGATGGCGCAGTGGTGACGGAGCAGGAGTTCCGCGCCATGTTCCCCAACACAGGCTTCCCCGTTCAACTGACGGAGGCCATCATCAACGACTTCGGCGGGGATGTGGTCTTTGAAGGGCCGCAGGCTCAGCCCACTCGCTATCAAGTCGGCTTCCGCGATGGCGTGGTCGAGATGGCAGGCAAGTGGTACACCAAGTACAGCGTGGCCGACATGAGCGACGAAGCCAAGGCTGCTGTGGATGAACAGCAAGCGAAAGGTGTGCGTGAAGACCGCAACCGCCGACTGGCCGAAACCGACTGGCGCTTCCGCAGCGACATGACTCCGTCGCAGGAGTGGAAAGACTACTGCCAAGCACTGCGCGACGTGACGGCTCAGGCCGGTTTTCCGTGGGACATTCAGTGGCCTGCTAAACCTTAATAGGAGATCATAATGGCAACTAAGAAGAAGAAGTCTAAAGAAGAGAAAGTAATGAAAGAGTTCAAAGAAGGTACTCTTCATAGTGGCAAAGGCGGCCCTGTTGTTACAGATCGTAAGCAGGCTATCGCTATTGCCCTATCCGAATCAGGCAAAAGTAAGCCTAAAAAGAAAACTAAGAAAAAGATGTAAAAGTACTTGACAAACGATGTCAAATATGATACAATGTTAGTATAAGTAAGGAATTATAAGGATGGCTACAACCTATCTACAACTTGTTAATAACGTCCTTGTGCGTTTACGTGAGAATGAAGTATCTTCTGTCAGCGACACTCCTTATAGTTCCTTAATCGGTGTACTGGTTAACGATGCTAAGAGAGAAGTTGAGAATGCTACTATGTGGCAAGCCTTGAATCAGACCATTGTAGTTCCTACAGTGGCTGGTCAACGTAACTACTCTATCACTGGCTCTGGTCAACGATTCCGTGTACATCAAGTACTGAATGATACTGATAACTTTACAGTTCGTCAAGCTGATGCTAACTGGATTGATCGTCAATATTACTTAGGTACTGTTCAGAATGCTTCTCCAAGCTTCTACAACTTCAACGGTGTAGATTCTAACGGAGACACCAAGGTGGATGTTTTCCCTCAGCCTGATAAAGTGTACAACTTACGCTTTGATCTGAACATTCCTCAAGCTGATTTGTCTGCTAACAGTGATACTATTACTATTCCCGCTTACTTAGTGCAGCTTCTGGCATATGCTAAAGCTATCGCTGAGCGTGGTGAAGACGGTGGTATGTCCTTCAATGAAATCTATCAACAGTATCGTCTTGCTCTGGCCGATGAAATCGCTATTGAGCGTAATCGCTATGATGAAGATGTTACTTGGGAAGGTGTCTAACAATGGTAGCAAAGTTACTGACAACTTCCATCTCAGCTCCGGGTTTCCAAGGAGTCAACACACAGGACAGTTCTGTAACTCTTGAGAATGGTTTTGCTACTGTAGCTAACAACTGTGTTATTGACAAGTTTGGTCGTATTGGTGCTCGTAAGGGATGGACACCTGCTCACTCTACATTAGGTGCTTTAAGTACTGCTGATGTTAAGAGTATCCATGAGTTGATTGACACTAACGGTACTTCTTACATCGTTGCAGCAGGTAACAATAAACTGTTTAAGCTTGTTGGATCTACGCTTACTGAACTGACTTATGGCGGTGGTGGAACTGCTCCAACCATCACTGATAGTAACTGGCAAATGGCTGCTCTAAACGGTCATTTGTACATGTATCAGGCTGGACATGATCCTCTGTACTTTGATCCTGCTTCAAGCACGACTACATACAAGCGTATCTCAGAACACTCTGATTATTTAGGTACTGTACAGAATAACAACTGTGTTATCAGTGCTTATGGTCGTACATGGTCTGCTAACAACACATCATTAAAGAGCACCATTCAGTTCTCTGATCTGTTAGCTGGTCATGTGCTTAATACAGGTACAGCAGGAACATTGGATGTTTCTCAGGTCTGGCCTGCTGGTGCTGATGAGATCATTGCTTTAGCTGCTCATAATGGTTTCCTGATGGTATTTGGTCGTAGACAGATTCTGATCTACTCCGGTGCTACAGATCCTAATAACTTGACTCTTGCTGATGCTATCACAGGTGTTGGTTGCCTGGCTCGTGACTCTGTTGTAGTTACTGGTGGAGATGTTCTCTTCCTGTCCGATAGTGGTGTACGTTCTATCATGCGCACCATTCAAGAGAAATCTGCTCCTATGCGGGACATTAGTGCCAATGTACGTGATGATCTGGTTGCAGAAGCTATCCTTGAAGATCCTGATGAGATTAAGGCTGTCTACTCAGACAAAGAAGCCTTCTACTTGTTGTCTTTCCCTGCTCGTCAGATCGTATATTGCTTCGATATGCGAGTGACCTTGCAGAATGGCTCTAACCGAGTCACTACATGGGATGGTTTAGTTCCTACAGCTTTCTGCTATACACGAGCTAAAGACCTGTACATGGGTAAACCCGGACATGTTGCTTTATACAATAACTATAAGGATAATACATCTACCTATCGTATGAAGTACTATACCAACTACTTTGATTTTGGTCAAGCTACTGTAGCTAAGATCATGAAGAAAGTTGGTGTTACTGTTGTTGGAGGTGGTGGCTATCCTGTTATCCTTAAGTTTGGCTTTGACTATTCGGACATTCTTAACAGTCGTCAGTTTGCTTTGTCTAACGCTACTGTTGCAGAATATAATATTGCTGAATATGCTCTAGCTGAATACGGCGGTACTATTTTCGATAACAAGATTATCAATATCGGTGGAACAGGTAAAGTGATCCAATTAGGTTTCGAAACAGACATCAACTCTAAACCTTTAAGTATCCAGAAATTAGATGTCTACGTTAAGACAGGAAAGACACGATGAGTAATTATACCAAGAGTACTAACTTCGCTGTTAAAGATGGCTTAGTTACAGGTAACCCTTCTAAGATCATCAAGGGTACTGAGATTGATACAGAATATAACAACATTGCTTCTGCTATCACTTCTAAAGCTGATGCTAATAATGCTGCTTTAACAGGCACTGCAACAGCAGTTAACTTAACAATTACAGGTACATTCACAGCTACTGTTGACGGAGGCACGTTTTAAATGGCTGATACTACTGATTACTCCTCGTTAATCTCAGGTGGCTTGAATGCTCTGGGTACAGGTTACTTAGCTAACCAAGCTACCAATGCAGCTAACACCGCTGCTCAGATGTCTCAGTTCCGCCCTGTTGGTGTTACCTCTCGCTTCGGTAAGTCTGGTTTCACCTATGACCCTACTACTGGTGCTTTAACTGGTGCTGGTTATCAAGTTGCTCCCGATGTCGCAGCTATGCGTGAGGGCTTGCTTGGTTTAGCAGGTACAGGCCTTACTCAAGCTCAACAAGCTCAAGCATTCCAGCCCGGTATTACTCAAGCTGCTCAGGGCTTGTTTAATCTGGGTCAAGGTTACTTAGCTCAGACACCTCAGCAAGCTGCTCAGGATTGGATGTCTAAACAACAACAATTACTTGCTCCGGGGCGTGAACAGCAATTAGCTCAGTTAGAGAATAGTCAGTTCCAGAAGGGACGTACAGGCTTGGCTACTGGGGCTACCACAGCGGGTTATACAGCAGGTTCTCAAGGCTTAGCTGCTTCCAACCCTCAAATGGCTGCTTATTATAACGCTATGGCTCAGCAGGACGCTAATCTGGCTGCTAATGCTATGCAACAGGGTCAAGCTCAGACAACATTTGGTCAAGGTTTACTCACTGGTGGTATCAGTCTTGCTAATGCTGGTTATGGTATGCAGACACAAGCTCTGGCTCCGTATACA